CGTTAGAAATACGCTATCGTAAAAAATTAAAAGAACTTCGCAAACGAGATCCATTTATCTACAAATGAATATCTTAGGTATTAGTGCCGGCTTTCATGACGCTGCCGCCACGGTGGTCAGCCCACCTGGTGATATTGTGTTTGCCGGACACAGTGAGCGGTATAGCAAAAAGAAAAATGATGCAGACATCCACCAAGACTTAATATGGGATGCATGCAACACAGGTGGTATTGATCATGTGGCCTACTACGAAACGCCTTGGAAAAAACAGTTACGCCAGTTGTACAGTGGTCAAGGCATAGAGTGGGACAAGTTGACCACAAAACAAATACTCGAGCAACAACTCAAAGGATTTTTTCCAGCAGCATCACACAGTTGTCACAGCCATCACCTCTCACATGCAGCCGGTGGATTTCAAACATCACCATTTGATCGTGCTACAGTTGTGGTAATAGATGCCATAGGTGAATGGGACACAATCACAATCTGGGGAGCAGAGTATGATAGACGAGGACGAGCACAATACCGGCGATTGTGGTCGCAACAGTATCCACACAGCCTGGGTCTGTTTTATAGTGCAATTACTAAGCGTGTGGGCCTACACCCACTAGACGAAGAATACATCACCATGGGCATGGCAGCATATGGTAGAGACAGTTACCATCCAGTTATGGAATCAGTATTAATCCGTGATTCAGATGAAATAGAGTTTGTACAAAACCTACATGCTGGAGTCAGTGATGACTTCATGGGCAGTCTCAGCAATGAAGATATTGCTGCCAGTGCTCAAACATTGTTGGAACAACTGATAGGTAATGTCATGCAACGTGCTAGAGACTTCAAGTGGTCAACCAATCTTGTGTATCAAGGCGGTGTGGCACTCAATTGCTTGGCCAATAGACGACTAGGAAAATATTTTGATGACATCTGGATCATGCCCTGCCCCGGTGACGCCGGCAGCAGCCTCGGAGCCGCTGCTCTTGCGTATGGTCAAAGATTGCATTGGCACAATGCTTTCCTTGGTCACAATATCCCTGACGCTTATCCTGTTGGTGATCTTGTCCGCGGTTTACTTCACGATGGTATTGCGGGAGTGGCTAGTGGCCGTGCTGAATTTGGGCCCAGGGCACTGGGCAATCGAAGCCTACTGGCTGACCCCCGCGTTGCAAAAATTAAGGATCAAGTAAATGCAATCAAACGCAGACAAAAATTCCGACCTTTTGCCCCTGTTATTTTGTCTGAACTGGCTGGCAATTATTTTGATATGCCTAGCGGTTGGCATACTCATGACTACATGCAGTCAGTAGCTAGATGCCGCCAACCTAATCTTTACCCTGCTGTGTGTCATGTCGATGGCACCAGCAGAGTACAAACTGTTGCAGCGGATGGGTCAGGAATAAGACAGTTGTTGGAAGCATGGTACGCTGAAACAGGTTGTGCCATGTTGTTGAATACCAGTTTGAACATACGTGGCGAGCCCATGGTCAACGATCGTGCAGATGCTGATCGATTTGAAATGCTGTATGGGGTAACGGTGTATTCATGATCGAATCTACAAAAACTCGATATTGCAATGAATTTTGGTATCACAGCAATGATCTTATGATTGGTGCCAGCCTTGAACGGTACGGAGAGTATAGTCAATGCGAAATTGATTTTCTACTGAGTTTTTTAACTGATAGTGCTGTGGTATATGATGTGGGAGCCAACATAGGATATCATACCACAGCATTTGCCACACGGGTCAAACGTGTGTATGCATTTGAACCGCATCCAGGTAACTATGCATTGTTGGAAAAAAATACTGAGGATTTTGACAATATTTTTTTAGGACAATATGCAGTGAGCAACTGCAGGACAACTTGTTACATTTCAGATTATGATCCTGATCAGTCTGGCAACTTTGGTGCTGTCAACATTGTTGACCACACCACAGGAATTGCGGTCACTGCTATTGATTTAGATACTGCTGGGCTGCACCCACCGGACTTCATCAAGATTGATGCAGAAGGACATGAATTACAAGTACTGCAAGGTTGCGAGCAAATCATACAACAACATTGCCCTGTAATCTACTATGAAGCACATGAATCACGGCACCTTAGAGACATATACTTGTTGTTGAGTGAAGATAGATATAGGTTTTATTGGGCGCAAGTGAACAATTATAATCCTGCAAATTTTGCCAACAACGCAGACAATGTATTTGGAGGTACAGCATTGATGAGTATATTGGCCTGGCCTAGAACGCTAGGAGAGTTGCCAATGACTCCTGTGCTAGGCCCTGACGATACAGCTGGCAGATTTTATGTTGACGGACATCCTTAGAGATAAGTCTCTAGTCCGCCTCTACGTCGAATGTCTTGTGTACAACAACTGATACCACCATCCCAAAAATAACTGTGCCGCAGTTCTGAGATAATAGGTTCAATACGATGCTTGCGACAGTAGTCAAACACTTCTTTATTGTATGCACTGAATATCACGTGTGACTCATCTAATACCAAACAGTTGACATCAAACACAGTTTCTGCAACAAAACCAGTCCATTTGGTTAGGTAAGTGTCCACAAAGTCTGTGAACTCTGGCGTGGGTGTTTGTCCTTGCACATACCATGCACCTGGGCTTTGCTCGTATTTGAACTTGCCCACTTCCATGGCAGCCCAGATTGAACTATCCCATATCTTACAAACGTCCCAGCCTGGAAAGTCTGCAGCCAAGTTCAAGTTTACATCATGCTTGCTTGACAACAACACACCTGGCTTGAGAATAGCAAACACAGCATCACCGTGCCCATCTGTAATGGCTTCGTGTATGCGATATTCAGACCCTAATACATTGTCCACAATCCAACGAGTTTGATCTGGGCGCAAAAAATCACTGTTGTCAAAAAACACATCACGACCCACACGTACAATACAACTTGCACTGGCGCCATTTAAAATACAATCTGAATCCCATGAACTTTTATGCGGATTAACCACTGCATCGCCATATTGTTTGCAAATGTTATCTAGCTCTGGCATGGCCAACACACGCAACAATTTGTCACCAAGTGTGATTTGCCAATCTCTTGGGGTAAGTGGTGGCAAGGGTGCACCACCACCTTCAGTTTGATGCCAAATAAAACTGTCTTTGTTGGGCAAGTCTGGACGTCTGACCACAGCACCAAAACGTTCAATGGTCTTGACAAGATTGTCAAGATCTTCTTCAGTCTCTGCCAAGATTTGTTGCAGTTGATTGCGGACTTGTGCATTGTCTATAAAATCAAAGTAATCAGGTGTGTACGCACAACCCACAATGACTTCTTCAAGTGGTTGCCAGCTGGTATAGGAGTTAACGATGTTGTTCATTTATTTGCTCAATTAAAGTATTTAAACGTCCAGCCTTTGATGACTGAAATAATTGTTGGTTGTGTTCAATGTCAGCTCTGCACTGTTCAAACAACTGTGGCAGATGTTGCTTGGCATCGTATATGGCCTTTGTGAGAGTGATCCAACGCTGAGTGTGATTGTGTTCACGGTCGTAATCATTGTCTAAGATGCCATCAAAAACTCGATAGCCAAGATCGCGCAATGCTTGCAAACTGCCCGCACCACCGGCTACAAAAAACATCTGTCCATGCTTGATGGGTTTAAAAGTTTTTTCAGTGATAAAACATCCATTGGATTGATCCACATCAAATTGGCTTTCCAACACAATATTGCAATAACTATTGACATGGTATTTGGGAATCAGCACACTGTGATCGTTGCGTTGGTCAAAATCTAATTCGTCGCTGATGTATGGTGCGCCGTCAAGAAATTTCTTGCGCTCATATCTCAATCGGGATATCATGTCAACTTCAATGGGGCAATCGTCATCTGCGCCTGTAGCAGGTTCACAATAACTCCAGTATGAATTGTCTAACAATCCACTTTGCCATAGATCAGCTATTGCTGTGGCCCGCCACCATTTGTGTATTCTACTCAAACAAGTAAAATCACGCTCTCTTGGTTGGTTGTGTGCAGGCAATGGCGCCTGGTCAAGATTGCGTTGATAATACCATAATTCAAAGTCATGAAAAGTCACAAATCCAGATAGTTTGGCAGCGGCTGAATTTGCACTGACAAACACATAGCAATCCATGGGCATGCTATGTTGCTGGGCCAATACGTCCAATCGATTTTTGATACGTGCAGGGTTGTCACCTTCGTGATAGTAAAACAACAATCGCAAATCACTCTGACGCACACGTTGTTGCACATGGTCATCCAACAACTCAAAATAATCAATGTCAAAATCAAAAAATCCAATGCCAATGGGGTAAAAGGTATTGGGAGGTAGCACATCATGTATGGAAAAAATATTGATGGGCACTGAATGTTGTTGGCAGTATTCTTGCAGTCTCAAGGGAGTGGTATAAGGCCAGTGCTGTCCAAACTCACGCCAGGCCTGTGTGTAAGGTCTAGCCTGATGGCGTGCCAGTGCAGGATATATTCTACCTTTGACCGTGGCATCTGCCACAAAATTAAGACTCGAATTCATTCAACATATCCTGTAATTCTTGCCATAGTACGGCTTCAAAGCCGCCATGATAAAAATGATTCCAATTGTGTTTGATAATCTCATGCGCAGATTCAAATATATCTTGGCGATGTTCTTCCAGCCCATCTAACATTTTTAGCACTTGTGCAATCTTTTCTATGCGCTTGGCATCATCTGGTTCGTCATCATAACTTTCGTCCCACAAGTCGCCAAATGTTCGAAATCCATAACTGCGCAAATATTTCAAACTGCCTTGTGTGCCTAGTAT